CATCAGCAGAAGGAGGGACAGGGGATTGCCCCTTCTGTCCCTCCTTTCTATTGATTTGGAAGCCAAATAGTTGACTCATGATTATCTATTCAAATTGAGCGTTCAACTATTTATCAGACTACGCCTAGGTTAGAAACTCCAGATCTTGTACCGCCCTCAGCAGTAAAGTAGGAATACTGCCACTCAACGCTGAACTCTTCAATCTGATCGTTGCTATCATAAGCAAGATCAATTGGAGATACGTTGGTTGGGAAGCAATACTTCAAGGTGTACTGTCTGAGAATTGCACCTTCTTCACTAGCATCTTTCTCAAGTTGCTTAACTCCAAGATCAGCCATGTAACCATCGCTATTGTTTGGAGTGAAGAGAGGAGCGGTGTTGCCCTCGTGAGTGTTGATGCTGTTTGCCCACTGCTCAAAGAACGAACGGAGTTTGAAATCCTTATCGTTGAAGAATGTTGTGGTCCAAGTATCAAAGGTTCTATCACCTGCGATCTTGACCGTTCTGCCACGGAAAGGAATTTCAATTACACCTAGGTTTGAACCAGGAAGTGCAGCAGACTTACAAAGAATATTTGTAAGTTGCTGATCCTCACTTTGAAGAGCAATTGCCTGTGGGAAATTGATATCAATCAGGAACATATTGGGCCTTACGCCCTGTCCCATAGTTTGTAGAAACTGACTTACGTTTGACGATGCCATTTTAGTTTACCTCGTGATTTTTTTCTCTATAACTAATTATCATCTACCAACTACTTCAGCGAACGAAACGCCCGTTCTTGTAGCAGTTACGGTAACTGTTACATAGTTGATGGAGCGAGTTGGCTTGAGGTAGAGTTCAGCAACAAACTCATTTCTATCAATAACTTCAGGTGTGTTGTTGCTCTCATCACAAACAACCAAGAAGTCAGTTAGACCTCTACGTGCTTGAATCTCAGAAAGATATGATCCGATTGAAGCAGCAAATCCGCCACGAGTTGTGGTGTCATTCTGTTCAAATAGAACACCCTCAGCAAGTGCTCTTGCTCTCTTCTCAACGTTGAGGAATAGACGACGAACGTTGATTCTATCAAACGCAGAAGGTGAAGCAAGACCAGTCTTATCACCGAATAGTACAGGACCAGCACCAGGAAGTGAAACAATTGGATTGATTCTGTTGGTGTATAGTTCGTCACGCTGTGCCTTATTAGGATTGAATGCAAGCTTGACTACGTTCTGAAGACCACCACGATTTAGACCAGCAGGTGAGAACCAGTCATCTAGAATTGCAGAAGTTGAAACACATAGACCAGCAACATCTCCGTTGCAACCAACATAACGATACTTATCGTTGAAGCGATCATAGGTATACTTGACACCGCTATCTAGAACAACGTAGGAACTAGAAGAAATGTTATCCATAAAAGCAATTGTCTTCTCCAACTGAAGTGCTGGAGTTAATGCAGCACCACCAGATGTTGCAACCTGAGTTCCAGTCCATGGCGAGATGAATGCAACACAATCCTTTCTTGAATTTGCAACTGCTGCAGCTGCTTGTGCCTTAGCAATTGTATCTGTTTCGTTAGCACCATCTCCACCCATGAGAACAAAGTCAACCGTGGTTTGTTCGGTATCTAGGAACTCATCATATGCTGCTTGAATTTCTCCAGAAGTATATGCATAGTCATCAGCACCGCCAGATAGAGCACCACCTGCGGTAGGTAGAATTCTTGCTAATACCTTAGGAGCAGCAGAAGTAGCGCCATAAGATGCTGCAGTTGCACCAGGATCTTCGCCAACTGTAGTTACTTCAGCAGCACTTAGAGCAGCACCAGCATAAATGTAACCTGAGAACTCATTTACATAATCCTTCCAATATGCAGAAGCACCTTCTGGAGTTTTCGCATCAGATAGTTTTGAAAGATATGTTAGTCTCTCAACGATTGTATTTGTTGCTTCGTCAACAACAGCAAGATGAACTTCGTCATATGAGATATAACGCTCAGATGCAAAAGCAGAAGTTCCAGGACGAGGACCGATTGCCTTATAAGTTAGACCTGTTGAAGCAATTGCTTGTGAATTGTAATCCCATGCAACTGCAGTAGATCCATTAGATGCTGCAGTTACGCCATCAACGTTAACAACCGCAATCGTATCATCATTAATAACTTCGTAAACCTCGTGGTTGTTTGAACCGTCGTTGAATGTGTCGCCAACTGATAATCCATGACCGACTGAAGTTACAACTTCGTCTGCACCACGATCAACGATTACAACACGAAGGTTGTTACCATCAGCACCAGCGTAACGAGCAGCAAACTTTTCAGAAGTTACGCCAGCATCAAAAGCATCCTTATCACCGATAAGAACACCAGCACCAGATGCTGTTGCATTTAGTACTCCAGTAGCAGCACGTACAACTGCTAGTTGTCCGCCATAGCGGAGGAATTCGGAAGCAACCAACCAGTCAGCAGCATTTGCCTCAGCTGGTGTACCGAACGTGTCGATTAGTTCTCTTTCAGAACCGATGTTTACAATTTTGCCTACGGGTCCAGTGCGGAATGATGAAGCAATTGCACCACGAATTGCAGATGCTCCTACTACTACAGCATTGGAAAAGTCACGTTCTCTAATAACAACACCAGGCGAGACTTGACTTGCCATGTTTTTACCTCTTAGATATCAAATTTATCTAAATCTATTTAGATTTTTGCATGGTTCAGAGGTGGTGAACCATGCATGAACTACCAATCTGGATAACCCCAATCAGCAAATGGATCCCTCTTTTTTCTAGATTCCATCACCCTTTTGACGGTACATTCTTTACATTCGTATGCATATGCTGATGGAAGTCCTTTCTTTCTTTTTCTTGTCATATAAAAATCCTCTAGAAGATCTTTTGTTTCGCCACAAGATCTACATATTCTTTCCTTGAATAATAGATGCTCAAGTGAAAACTGATCTTCTAAGTTCATTAGTAATTCCACATATAACTTACTTCTTCTTGTTTGTCACCGTACTCCCATAGATTTCCATCTGCATCGGTGAAGGTGTCATCCCCCATGCCATCATCAATAAACCCAAAAGGAGCCATATCTTGCTCAATCTGATTACGTTGTTCTTCATAAATACGCCGCCTTACATCTTGGTCGGTCATCTCTTTGAAGTATTCTTGCATGACTAACCATGCAAAGAGAACCATACACATCACAAGGTCGTCATGATATCCTTCATCTGCTTCCCATGCTTGTTTCTTTTGCACGAATGTGGTAAGCTCTTGGAAAATCTGGAAGTCGTTGAAAATTAGTTTGTCTTCTTCAATAATTGCTTTGAGGTTAGCGCAACCAATCTTCTTCACAGTTACGCTCATCTTAACACCTAATTGTGTTTTGTTTCCTGAGAATCCTTGTCCGACAATCTGACCCGCTCTGCCACGCATAGCACACATAAGGACGTTGGGATACTCAAGATCGTAATTGAGAGTTGCAGCAATACTATCACCGATATCATTTACTTCTACCAGAACGTATGGGTTATTATATTCTTTACAAACTTGAAAAATTACTGAGGGAAACAGTACAGGTTTAATCTCATTATTTCTGTACTTCGCAACGATCTTATACGGCATCGTGGTGATATCAAACACGATGAAAGCAGAATAGTCGCCACCAATTCCTCTGGCAACGTCCACAGTAATAATATATTCGTGATCTCTTTCTGCTCTCTCATAGATGTCAAGTCCAGCATTTGATCTAATTGGATCTGCGAAAGGAATAGTTTGTAGTTTTGCTGGACTAATAAGTGTATCAGCAGATCCAAGAAAGTCGCACTCAAATTCCTGTGCAAATTGTCTTGGAGAAGTGTTCTTGATTGTTTCCTCTTTCCACTTAGCATCCCTTCCAGGAACTTGAGACCAGTGGACTTCATTAGTGATGTAACCATTCTTTCCACGTCTAGCATCTTCCCACATCTTGTAGAAGTGATTCATTCCATTTGGCGTGGAAATGATAATTACTTTCGTTGATTTACCAGAAGTAATAGTAGGATAAACAGAGGCAAAGAATTGCTCTGCAACATGGTTTGGAACGAAAGCGAATTCGTCGAGGAAGAGAATGTTAAACGACATGCCTCGGACAGCACTCGCAGACGTAGAAGCTGCCAATATCTTACTGCCATTCTCTAACTCCACATTACCTTTGTTCCACACCAAGACACCATGCTGCATCCACTTCGGTAAGTTTTCATAAGCAAGTTGTAGTCTGCTTAGAAGTTCCCTTGCGGTAGATGCTTTGTTAGCAAGAATACCGATGTTGACACTATCATAAAAAATTGCGTAATAAAGAAGATAAGCAACCACCGTGGTGGACTTACCAGTCTGTCTTGGGAGTTTTGCGATGTTGAATCTGTTTCCATGAAAGTCACGTAGAATTTCTTTTTGAAAATCATACATGCTGAATGGCACCAAACCTTCATCCAGCGAAATGATTTTGATATAATTCATCGCAAAATAAACTGGATCTTTCTTACACTTGATCCACTCGTCAATCTGCTTTTTTGTAAAATTAATTTGGGTTCCCGCTTTCTTTAGATTCGGGTTACCCAAATATACATCATTACTAGACACAACAATCAATCCACTACAGATTATTTATCCTCTGGATAATCCTCATCTAGTTCTGTCAGTCTCTTTTCCCAAGTAACTCCGCCATCTTGTCCTCTACAAGGATTGATGCATCTATCGTCACCTAGTTTGTTGCAGACAAGTCCAGCAAGATCTAATTCATTACCTTTCTTACCTGTTCCAGACCAGTAGTGCTCCCCGTTTATCCAGAGAGCACCACACTTCGGACATTCTTTTCTACTTATAGAAAGGTCCGAAAGATCCCTATCAGTCATCGTTATACTCCTTGAGAAATTTTTCAAAATTGGTTGCATCCTTTGTGAGTTGCCTCTTTAGTTTCCAACCCATCCACTTCATCTGCACTTTCACTACAGCATATCTTACTTGCAGATCAGCGTAAGCAAAAAGTCTCAAAGTTTCGTCCACCCCAGCATAAGCAACTAGGATGGAAACGAATATCAAAATAAAATAAGCACCGTACATTTGTAACTCTCTGCTACACAGATTATAAGCTATGTAGCAAAAAATAGTGTTACAATAGGCTACGATTTTATAAGTATAACTTTACACACCTATAATATATTGATTACTCTACAAGAGTTCCGTGTGCTCTTCTGATTTCTCTGAGCTCTTCAAAATTCTTTTGCTTAGTACCGCCATCATATGACCATGCAAATCCTTCTTCAATCATCATTTCGTTGAGTGACACTTCTGCGTCTCCAATATATAACCACCCAAGAAGACGACCGTACTTGCCGACACCGCCAACAAGTTCAGTCCTAACAATAAGTTCATCATCGCCATGTATCGCACCTTCAAGTTTCTCCTTGAGCCAATTGGTTGCGTCATATCCAAGTTCTTTTTCTTCTTCATCTTTCGTGCGTTTCTCTGGAGTATCAACGCCAGCGACTCTAACTCTTTCTTTTTTATAGAGATCAAATCCCAGATCGATAACCACATCAATCGTGTCTCCGTCCAGAACTTTCGTGATCTCCACTACTCTGAAGTTGTAGCAGCTCTTCCTGCTCGGTGGTGTCATAGCGCCCATCGTTTATTTCCTTGAATGACATTCTCATTATGTATATGATATAATATAAAACCCCCACCAAAAGTATGGCGAGGGAAATAATTACACTCCAAGTAGGATCATTAATATCATTTAGGGGGCGAAGAATGAGGTTCACGGATAAATGGTTCCCAATGTTGCCACCCATATTTATGAATTGCCCATATTCCTATGATAGGAACGAACACTAGAAGAAAACATAGAGTTCCAAGTGTGAATGGATTATTCAATACCCAGCGTGCAAAGTGTCCCATTTTTTTCTAAAGTAACGATCTACATGATTCAAACAATCTAATGGTGCCACTTCTTCTCCAAGTGCCCAACTAAAACATAAGTCGGACATCTCTTGTGTTATACCTGACACCCCATACATTCTAGAAAATGCTGATAGTGCAAAATGATACCGCATCTTAGTGAGCGGTTCCATTTCCTTTGTACATATCGGTGTCATAGTATCCACCTTTTCTAGAACCAAAGTAAATTGTAGCTAAAATAAAAGGCACCGCTAAAATAGCAAGTGCCCAACCTAATAAATGTTCCATTATGGATTGTGGTTTTTTGAATCTTTAATTTTATTGTAACCCCAGACAACCAGGGCGCCAGCGCCTACGCCAACGATACAGCAGATAATCATATGTTCAAGGTGATGCATTAGTTTACATGAATAGTACCAATCATGCCCGCAGCTTTATGAGGGGCACACCAATAAGTATAGTCTCCTGCCTCTGGAAATGCAAGATCAAAGTTTTCACCTGGCAACATAGCAAGACCTTCGTGTGATAGTTCTGGATGATCCTCAACAATCACGTTATGTGGAGGTAGCATATTGTTAATAAAATGCACAGATTCTCCTGCAGCAATCGTTACCTCAGCAGGTTCAAATACCAACCCCCCGTTATAACCCATCTGAACATCAACTGCCCAAGCAGGGAGAGCGAAGAAAAGAGTTGTGAGTAAAGTAAAGAAAATTTTCATTAGGTATTTACAACTACTCTATCTAGTCATCTAAGCAATTTTCTTCTTCGTAGTATCTAAGTTTAGTCATCAAACGCTCATATTCATCATACATGTAATCAGAACCAGTAGTCTCCTGGTACATTTTACATGCACGAATGAGTCGGTTTATATCGGTTGAGTTTAGTCTCATCATAGTAAATAGAACTCACTAGTAATTATACTCAGTTATTTTAGCAATTCCATGCACGTAATGATTTATTAATACGACTATCTGGGTCTTTGGCAGTTTTCTTAGAAGTTAATTTCTTTTTCATTCCTTTCATTCTAGCACAAAAGGATGCCCTACGGGGATTTCCAACCTTCTTGCTTGGTGCTTTAAGGTCAGATCCAGGATTTGCTCTCTCGTAAGACTTCCTTCCTTTCTCATTAAGTCCACCTTCTTTGTTCTGCCCTGATTTTCTGGTCCAGGCAGCACCTTCTTCTAGCTCCGTTTCCTCACGTTTTACGGATCTAACTGGGACAGCGAAACGATCCCATGCTTTACCGCCATAAGAGCACTCATCTCTAGTCTCTGGTTTCTGGCAGAGTTTGCAGAACTTTTTCTCTTCCTGTTCTTTCTTCTTTGCTTCTTCAGCGAGATGCTTGATCTCTTTATATGCTCTCATGATAAACGCTGAGGGTTTACCTTTTTATTTAGTTATCTACGAGTATCAAATCAAAAGTAGCGCCACCACCACAAGTATTGCCAGCACTGCCGAGAATTTCAATATCAGTTTTTTCGGTAAATTTGAGAGGCACTGGATATTCCAGTGTGATATAAGTACCAAATGTTCCAAACTGTCCTTTTGTTTGGAAACCATTGCCGAAGTTTTTGATACGAAGTCTGAATAGTGCTCCAGTTTGCTTATCAACACTACAAGTAACCTTCAACAAATAAGCAGTCTTTCCTGCTGGGACAGTATATATTGCCATCAATGTTTGTCCAGCACCAGCTTGAATAATTGCTCTGGCAGCACCATCAATACTGATACTAATGTCACCAACGTTGGTATCTTGACCTGCTGCTGGAATATGAACGTATGCTCTAAAAACTCTGAGGAATAATTGCTGACCAGCAGCACCACCAATTGTTATATCTTCAGTTACATCGTTATAGTTCTCATCCAAACCATAAACTCTAATTACAGCACCAGCGTCAGTTCCTGATGAAGAAGTTACGGTAGCAATAGTTGCTGTAGATGCATAAGAGTATGAAGTGCCACCATCCCAGATGCTTATGAATGCACCGCCTTGCGCAGCAATATCATCGGCGTATCCAAACTTATTGATATGCTGATATCCTGCAAGATCGCCAGCAGCAATAGGAATATTGGCAGCAGATCCATAACTATTGAGTGGGTTGCCGTTTTGATCGGCAAGCATCACTACTTCAAAGTTTGTTGTGTCCTGAACCCTATATGCTTGGTCCTGCTTGTTCCACTGTGCCATTAGTTTCCGTATGCGATTTTAGTTGCAAATACATCAGTAACAGAAGTTCCTGTCAAATCTTCTGCGTAGATAGTATCACCAGGATCTTTTGCAATAGAAACCCTTTCCCCAGTTGCTAAAGCAACTACTGGTTGATTAGCAATCAGTTCTCCATTATCAATTCTAATCTGACAAGGAGCTCCAGAATTATTTAAAACGGAAATCAGGGAAGCAGAAGAAATGTCAGATCCTAATACAGGAATCTCTTCTTTTGGTGCTAAGGGTTTGATATACATGGATCTGCTTTTTTACTATTTATCGTTTGCCACCACCCATCTCTTTCAGCATCTTCTGTAACTCAGTAGTGCTACCAACAAACATAGCGTTGTTAGTAACTGAAGTGGGACCTTTCTTTTGTTCTGTGTCAAGATCTTTCATTTTCTTATGTAGATCTTGTAGTTTCTCAGTCATGTCTGCAACGTGCTTCATCGCCGCTACAGCAACTTCATATGCTCTGGGGTGCCCTGACTCCTGAGCGACCTCTAAGGCGCCTCTGACCGCCTCCTGACCATGATCTATGAGGCTGTATAATTCACCTCTGGTATATTCATAATCTTTTGTACGATCGTCTTTGTCGGATTCACGTTCTTTTTTGATAGACTTTGGTTCTTCTACAACCTCAGCACTAATGTTCAAAATTTCTTCCATATTCTCTTCTAGACTCATAAGTATTCAATCCCTTCATTAAATCCAAAATCATCATCTGCAGTCAGTAAGGCATCATCTTGCGCATCAATATCTCCGTCACCATCGATATCAGTAACTGCTTTGGGTGTATATGTTCGTTCGATTGTTCTTCTATTAACGCTAAGATCTCCAATTGTTTCGTAGATAGTCGCCTTTCTGATGATATCTGATTGACTGTAAGGTCCATAGAAATAAGTCTTCGCAGTAAAGTTTAGGGTATATACAATATATCTTCTTTGTAAAAAACTATCGTCCCACTGATCATCGTAGCTAATGTTATTCAATACAATAGCAACATCTCTCTTTTCATCCATGTCTGGAATCATGTTGATGGTAATAGAGAATGATGGTTGGAAATATGGTAGAATCTGCTCTATGATTTGAAGAGCGTCATCTTGTGACTTTCCAATAATACCAAGTTCAAAACTCATATTATAAGGAACAGGAACATATTGAACCTTGACTTCATTACCATTATCATCAACGATTGCTTTGTATTTTTGAATCGGTGATGTTTTACGGGTAGGATCGTAATCAATTCCTGTCATCTCAAAGTATAAACGAGGCAAAGTAATTGCAACTTTTCTGCCAACATCTGGATTCTGTTCCAGTCTAGTAAGAAACTTTTGCTTTGGACCATATGCCAAAGGAACTTTTTCCTCTTCTAGAACATCTCCAGATTGAGGATCTTTCTTCTTTAGTGAAATATTATTGAAGAGAGTACCAAATGCAATAATATTTTTTCTTGTGATCTCGTTATAAAAATGTGAACCTAACATTAGATACTACCTGTATAATTTCCAAACTCGCCAAATGGATTTCCTTCAGTCCAATCAATAATATTATCAGCAAAATCCTCAATTTCTCTATTCTGATCGTATTCGCTGTTGGTATTATTTAGAGTGTCAAATGTACCAACAACCCAGACAGCACCATTATCATTACCAGTTATTGCTTCCCCAGTAGCAAAAGTTCCTGTTCTGTTGATGACTTGGAGGATGCGTGTCGTTTCGTCCCAAGACTTGACTTCTGCGGTAATGCCCGTTGTCGTCCCCGTAACTGTCTCCCCAACTGTATAGCTTCCAGTCCCGCCCACAGAAAGAGTAAGAGCGATAGCACTGCTAAATAAGGTTTCAATTTCGTCAATCTCGGCAACACCAGTTGAAATGTCATCGCTCCCTAGTTCGTAGATTTCTGCTGTCATAGTATAGAATTGAATCTTACCAAACTGATAGAAAGGACTTTCTCTTTCTACAAATTTGATTTCATATAAATCTTGAGTTAGTGGGAAATAAAGCAAGTCTCCTTCATTTGGTCTGCCGTTTACAGTCAAATTATATGGTGCTGCTGCCTCATCCCATCTTCTAGTAGATACTCTAAACTTTACTTCGTCAGTAATTCTCAATCCAAATTTACTAATAAATTCTGAACTATCTCCAAAACCCTCCACATTACTTAGTAACATTTCAATCTGAAACTGACTCTGATATTTTGAATAGATAATATCATCAAGAGTATTATCTCTCAAAATAGTTCTTGGCATGTAGTAAATGTCAGTACCAAATAACTTTATTTGTTCATCAACAAGATCCTGGTAGAGATTTTGCTCTCCAGAATCTCCCTGATAGTAAGTTGGAAAATAGGGACTAGTAGGCATATTTCTTTATCCAATAAAATCCATAGGTGGAATTGCATACTTACTCAGAACTTCACCTTCTATCTTTTCAATTTCTTTGATAGCATCTTCGTAAATCTGCCTGCCGTTGAGTGTAATACCACCAGGCAATTGAACGTTATTATATTTGATAAGATTCATGCCCCACTGCTTCTTCATGAGAGAAGTAGCATATCTCTTCACAAACATATCATTATACATTTCTGTAGCATCATTAGGATCAATAAGTCTATGAGCCTCAATTAATAAGTTTGTTCCTTCATTTAGAAAATCCTTATCAATATCAAGATATAAACGATCACGACGCATGGTATATCTAAATTGCTGGAATGACCCATTATTCAGAACCATATCTAGAGTTTCTAGATATTGCTTATTCATGTAATAGTTGAGAATGTCGAGAGATCCAAATGCGTAGAGGTCATTTAGATAGAGTTGATACTCAACACCAAAAAGATTGGAACGGATTGAATTGCTAACAAGACCAAATACTTTTGTGATACCAACTACATGATCTGGAATTGGAATATAATTTGTTGTCTCTTTCCAGTCAGTTGTGCCACTAGAAGTTGTTACACTACTATCAAATCTGGTCTTATCCTCAGCACTAATCTCATGAAACAAATAACATCTCTCCATACCGTTATAGCAGTTCTCTTGGAAGAACTGAATAGTATCATCAATAACGTTGTTTACCTGTTCGTCATCAATATTAATCTGGAGGACAGGCTCACCAAGCTGCCTCTTACAATATGTGATGAGATCAGCTCTTGAATTTGGAGATGCCATTACACACAAAAATCCCTTCTATCCTATTTAGGAAGAAGGGATCTGGGACTTATTCTGCTGCGGTTTCTTCTTCTGCTCCTTCCTCACCTTTCTCTAGGAGAGTGAGAGTTTCTAGACCACCTTGCAGTTTCAGTTTATATTCTTTTGCTTTGACCAGATTTGCTTCTAGTTCTGCAATTTGCTTATCTGCTTGAGCAAGTTGCTCTTCAAAGTTTTTCTTGAGTGCCTCAGTTTCCATGTCGTTATATAAAATAATATGACTTGATTATTTATATACCTTTAAAACCAAGATCTTACTGGAGTTTTTGGGTAAACCGCATACTGCTCCCATCCCTCGGGTAGTTTGCCTTGATAGTTTATGTGATATCCATCTAGGACGGTGGGAGGGGTGATGACATTTCCTTCGTCATCCCATTCGCCGCCCCTGGTGATAGTGCCGATCACGTCAATAGCACGGTCTTTGGTGAAGGTAGCAAGGCGTTCAGCACCTTCTTCATCAGTGGTCATGAAACCTGCAGCACGTGCTGCATTAATCCATGCTGCTTCATCGGGGAAGAGGAACATGGTTGGGGTGGGGGGTGTGAGGATTTCGTCAATCATTGGGTCAGTCATGGTAGTGGGGGGGGGGGATGGTG